GAAATCGCTTGGCATGAGCGGGTTCGGCAGGGCAGCCCTCAAACCGGAAGGTGACGCGATTTATTACGATCACCCTTTCCAGGGGCCTACCCAGACGCTTTATCAGATCGTCCGTGGCCTCGGTTTCATCGTCACAAAAGAGATGTGGACCGATGACCAATACAACAAAATCAACGCCCTTCCCAAGGCTCTGAAGTACAGCATGAACGAGACGAAGGAATGGGACCACTGGAACGTCATCAACAACGGCCAGTCATCGAGCTACAAGGGCGCGGACGGCGTTTCTCTCATCAACACCGCACACCCGCTGCTCAGGGGCGGCACGTTCGCCAACTGCCCGACTACACCCGCTGACCTTTCTTACACGGCACTGGAACAGGCGTTCATCGACATCGCCTCATGGACGAACGATGACGGCCTGCTCATTCACATCAAGGTCAAGACGCTGTGGGTGACGCCGTGGAACGACTGGCAGGCGCGTATCCTTCTCCGGTCTGAGAAAAACCCGGAGAGCCCGGCCAGCAACGCCATGAACCCTGCATCAACGGGCATCTTCCCGCAGGGCCACAAGGTATCACATTACGTGACCGACACCGACTGGTGGGGCATCGAGACTGAAGTTGAGATGGGTTTCGTGTCCTATCAGCATACGAAGTGGGGTCTGGAATTCGGTCGTGACAACGATTTCGGCAGCGACAACGGCCTTTACAAGGCGACCGACAGGTATGTTGCCGGATGGGACAACCCCCGCTGCATGTATGCTTCCTACGGAAGCTCAAGCGGCACGTACTAAGAACTAAAGAGGGGTGGGTGAAATTCCCGCCCCTCTAAATAACATCGCCCGGTGGGCTGGAGGTACAAGCGATGGCAGTAAAAAGTAAAGCTACATTCCAAAGAGTATTTACCAGAAGGTTCGCAGCATCCACAATGACAGGTACGGTCAAAGTCACTCCTATTCAGGGGCCTATCCGCGTCCTCGGCATGGGCGCACTCGTCACCGTTGCGATTCCTTCCGGGGCTAACACTCTAAAGTTTACCGCGAAGAGTTTCACCGCAGGAACGGCAACCGATCTTTGTACCGCGACCGACACGGCATCTGCGGCAAAAGACCAGTTGTTCGTCGTGGACGGCACGGTTGCCAACGCCCTTATCAAAGGGACAGCGGTCAGCGTGTACGCAGGGGCGCAGGCAGGTCACATGCCTATCTATCTTGCCAACTGCACTCTTGAGTTGATATGGAGCGCAGGACCGCCCGCGACCGGTGAGATAGAAATGTTCATGCTCTGGGAACCGCTTGCGGTTGATTCCTATATCCCAGGGGAGAGCATGTGATGAAAAAAGGGGCCTGACAAGCTCCTACCATTCAGAACCATAGAGCCGGGGCGGTGCCGGACAAGGAGGTTTAATGGCCTTTAAACTCTTAGTTAATTCTACGGCGATTGGTGCATCGAGAGCGGTGCACCTTTCGCCTGTCATTGGCGCAAAAGATCATTCGATAACCTGCCACATCAAACCGAACGGTGTTGCCGCACCTACTGCCGTCACCCTGAACCTGCAAGGTTCGATGGAGAACACCGACGCTGTGACGGGCGTAGTCACCGGTGCTGGACTGAAGATAAACTCATCCGGTGGCAGCAGCACCAAATGGGTGATGATCGGGACCACGTTCACCTATCTTATCAACAACACGAATTACACGGTAGCGACAAACACGGCAGGGCAGGCGTTCAGCGCGGCCCATGTGATCGGCAACGGATCGGATGACGTTTTCGGCTGCATCAACATATACATTAATGCGGCAGGCACGATCAGTACAGATGTTCCCGCAAGCCCGCAGGTTTACACAAGCGCGGCACTGGCTTACGCGGCAGGGGCGGCACTCACGTATGACCCGTCTCTGTGCAAGATCGGCTACCTGATGATGGAAGCCAACGCCGCGACCTTCACGGCCAACACCAGCGCCCTCACCCTTGCGGGGACCACAGTGCAGTATGTTTCTCTCGGATCGAGCTTCAGGGACATTCTCGTTCATCAGGCGACAGCGGCGGAGATAGCAGCCGGTCATTTCTACGACAGCATCAGAGGAATATACATGCCGTACATGCGGCTGTTCCTTTCGGTGCTAACTGGTAGCGCGATCATCAACGGAAGGTACGCGCCGGAGGATAGTCCTTGAGATACTACCCTAAACAGCGGTATGTGCCGGGCTCGTACAAAGTGACCTGTGCGAAGTGCGGCATGGATGGATTGCGTAACGAGATGGTTCTTGACGGGCGTACCCGCTCAGTCGTGCATGAACGGTGTTACGACCCTCCACATCCGCAGGACCGTATCAAACAAGTCATGGTCAAGCCCATACGAAAGAGAGATGGAGGCGGACCGGGCTTTAAGCCGGAGGACATGCTACCCTCATGACAACCAGCGGCAGCACAAGTTTTTGTCCCAGTCTCGACCAGATCAGGCGTGATGCGCTTTCAGACCTTGGCATAAGCAATCCCTCCGCAGGGAATCTGGAAAAGGCTACTTTCAAACTCAACCTGATAAAGAACCAGTGGCAGAATAGAGGCATCTTTCTCTGGGAACGAAAAGATGTTGTGATTCCCATGACGGGTCTGAGTGCGGGCATTGCCCTTGATGCCTCGATTATTGACGTTGAGGACAATGCCTTCTTCCGGCAGAACGGAAACGACTATCCCGGTTCTGCCATGAGCAGGACGAACTACAAGCAGGAGACGAACAAGAACACCCCCGGCATCCCGAACCGTTTCTACATTGACTATCAACTGGCGAACCCCATTATCTACTTCTGGCCGTACTGGAATTACGCCACAGGAGTCGTAACCGGGACCGATGGCTTTACCTACCTGTGTATTGCCGATCACACGTCAGCAGCGGCAAACAGGCCCATCACGGGGACAAATTACGCGACCTACTGGCAAGTGGTAAGCGCGGCATCTCCGAACAAACTTACCGCTGCGGCATGGGCAAACGCCACGGCCTACTATTCGGGTCAAGTCTGGGTTACGGCCAACGTGAGGATGCAGGATTTTGTCAGCACGACAGACAACTCCGATGCCCCCGTAAACTGGTGCAACGCCCTTGTAACGGCACTCAGGGCGGAACTTGCACCATCATTCGGTAAGAACTTGCAGGAACGGCAAAAGCTCGATATGGATGCGGAACGGGCCTTTATGATTGCCCTCGGCGGTCAACCGGGGAGCGGTGACTTGAGGGTGTTTCCTGATTTTAGGTGAGAAATGGCAAGAGCTTCAAACCCTTACTACCTGAAAAAGATTCCGGTAAACTTCCCTCTCTACGCCGATGCGCCTGAAATAGCCCTGTCCGTCCTCGGCTCGACGCTCATCAATGGCTTCATCGAGAAAGTGCCCGACACCGAGAACACCTACATCACAAGGAAGCGTCCGGGCCTATCCGCTGAACCTTTTGCCGACCTTTCCAAGCCTGTGTACGGCATACAGGGTTTGTTCTGGTGGAACGCCAAGAACCTTGTTGTAGCGGTCTGCCACGGTGACATCTATACCATTGACCAGACCGGTGCGGTGACGCCCCTTAGCGGCGATGCTCTCGAGGTTCAAGGCCGCGTTGTCTTTTCGCCCGCGAAAGAAGATGGAACCTACCTCATCATGGCGAACGGCGGAAACATGGTCTACACGGAAGATGCGGCAACGGCGGTAGCAATCACGTCATCCACTACAGGCGCACCTACGATAGTCAGCCACGTTGCCTACATGGACGGGTACATTATCGCCAATCAGGTGGGTACGCCTCAATTCTACTGGTCGGCTATTAACGATATGACCAAGTGGGACAATACGGCTCTCACGCCGCAGTATGCCACGGAAGAGAGCAAGCCGCAGAATATCCTTGCCCTCGATGCTCAGTTTGATGAGATTCGCATAATCGGCAGCGAGTCGATTGAATACTGGTATAACAACGCCTCAAGCACGATAGCGGGCGCACCCTTCGCAAAGTATGAAGGTGCTACGACCATGCGCGGCACTGGCTCCCCTTATACCTTCGTGTTCGACAATAACACGCACTGGTTTCTTGACCGCGACCGGAACCTGTGCAGACTTCAGGTGCGTACCCCTCAAGTCGTGAGCGGGGCTTTCTCATCGGTCCTTCAGGGCATACCGCAGGTCGATGATGCGTTTATCCTGCCCGTTACCTGTGACGGCAAACACTTCCTTGTTTGCATCTTCCCCTCATCGGCCAGGAGCGTTGTCTATGACGTGAAGAATGATATGTACGTGGGTGAGTGGTCGTACTGGAACGAGACGATAGGCAAGTTTCAGCCGTGGTCTGTCAGCGCCTACTGTTTCTGCCCTGCATGGGGCTTTCACCTCGCGGGCGACAGGGCGACCGGGAAGATTTACAAGATCGGCCTTTCCTACCCGAACGATGCGGGCGACATGATACGGCTTCTAAAACGGACCGGATACGTCGATCATGGCCACAAGCGCAGGAAGATAGCTCATAAGGTACGGCTTACCCTTGAAAGAGGCATCGGTATAGATGGGGAACAACCGGCGGATGCAGCGCCGGAAATGATGTACCGCTACCGTCCACGGGATGACGAGGACGAGAGTTGGAGTGATGAGGAAACCGTTAGCCTTGGGAAAACAGGGCAGACTCAGGCCGTGATGGAATTGAACAACCTTGGTATTTACAGGGTGAGGCAGCACGAATTTTCTGTAACTGATGATGTGCCTGTCACGATCATCGACGCAGAGGAAGAAGGAGAAATTTTGGCTACATGATACCCGCACCGGTACGCGAACCCCTGTTTCATGGTGACCCTTTAGGCCCGATAGATGACGGATCATGGCTTGCGTGGTTCAAACAGGGTACACCGTACCCAATTGCCGCAGCCACGGTGCTATCTAACGGAACCAGCATAACACCTGTAAAAGTAGACTTGTCCTCTTGCGTCCCTTCCAAGGCATCGGCTGTGTGGGGGTTTGTTTATAACATAAATCCTGCCGTTGCTCTTGCCGTAGGGTCTACGGAAACCGTAGCAGGAGCATATTTCTTTGGAAGCGCAGGGTATCACCCTCTACCTCCATTGCCGATTATAACACCGTCCTTTCTTTGGTATCAGATGAGCGGAGCCGGTGGCGGAGGGTATATCTACATTACGGGTTACATAAAATGAAGATCGTTTTTCAGGCAACAATCAACGGTCCTATCACGAACATGCGATGGCAGCAGGATTCCTACGTGCTTCAGGCAAACGAGTATGTGCTTAATGCCCTTGCTATTCCTGTCCTTGACGTATACGCGATCTGGGACGGGACCGCTATCGTTGAGAACACCGCGCAGCAATCTACCGACCAAGCCAATGCCGCGCAGATGGCCTACGACATTGGAACCGATATGCCGACATGGGACCAGATCAATGCCGTGTTCACCAAGGCGCAAGCGGACATCAACGCTGCGGCCACACTCGCGGCGGTCAAGCCCATCCTGCTCAATCTCGTAACCATCATGCAAAAGATGGCAAGGGTCGAATATTGGCTTGCGGTAGGGAAACAGACATGAACGAAGCGCATGTAGCCGACTATCTGAGGCGTACCGGAGATGAAGAAATCATCACAGAGAATTACACGGATGATCCGCAGAAGGGCTTTGTCACATACCAGATCAAGCCAGAGGCCCTTGTCATCGGGAACCTGTACGGTGATGGCTCTTACTGGTTACGTTTACTTGCTGCTATCGCAAGAGCGAATGGGAAAGAAAAGATGATGGGTGTGACACGCAGACTGTCAAGGGCCAAAGCATTTGAAAGGCGGCATGGCTTCAAAATCGTAGGGTATGTTCTTGAGAGAGGTGTAACCAATGGGAAGCATTGTTAGCGGAATTTCCGATATTATAGGCGGTAACAAAGCATCATCGGCTAGCACGAACGCCGCTCGGATGATAACCGGGGCCATTACTCCTTCGATAGCTTACGAACAAACAGGGCTGACGGGAGCAACAAATGTAGAAAAGCCCTTCATTGACACGGCCACGGGGCTTCTCCCTTCAGGCGAACAGGCTGGTCTTTCTACCTACGGCGCTATTCCTACTGAGATTGCCGGTGCTACAACCGCCTACAACGCTGGCAGGCCCGATCTTTCCCCTACGACTCTATACGAATTGAACCAGATGACCCCGTTGTTCAATCAGCAGATGGCACAGAGGGGCCTGTACAACTCAGGTGCGGCGGTAGCGGGCCTCTCCAATCTATACGCCAACCTTGGGGCGCAGAACTACCAGCAGGCGTTTAACAACCTGAATACGGCGACTCAGACGGGATTGAGCGCGACCAATCCGCTTCTTGCCGCTGGTGTGTCTACCGCCAACACTCTCGGCAATCAGTCCGTTACGACCGGCGCGAATCAGGCCAATACGATGATGGGCGGCACAGCTAATGCGGCAGGATATACAGCACAAGCAGGGGCGCAACAGGGGCAGGGAATTGTGTCGGCGGGCAATACTTTAGCCGGTGGCCTGTCAGGGTATTTTCAGAATCAGGGGTTTTCTCAAGGGATGGGCGCAGGATCAGACTTACAGAACTTTGCCAATAACTTTGTTGGCGACATTATGTTTGCCGAAGGTGGCAGACCCGAACCCGGTAAGCCCGCAATCGTTGGCGAGAAGGGGCCGGAAGTGTTTGTACCGGATCAGCCGGGAACGATAATCCCGAATCAGCAGACAGGACTATCCTCTGTTGCTAATAGACCACCGGGGTCAGGACTCACCGGCCCGACTGAAGTGTGGAGCGAAGGGACAGCTAATGAACTTATGAAAGCCCGTTCTGAAAAAGCATGGCATGACGAGATAATAAAGCAGCACGATTCAATGGGAAGGTTCAGCCCCTATTCTGACAATATAAAATACCACCTTGACCGGAGTGCAACACTTGCGGGCGTTGCGGAATATCACAAAGCCAAGGGGGAAGCAGACGCCAAAAGACAAAAGGGTTTAAGCAGGGGAGGGAAGTAGATGCCTAGCACTCCTGATGTTTTCACTCCATCGACAACGACAATCCCCTTTCAGATAGGGTTGCAATCAACGACCGCTCCTATCCAGGGCATGATAGACAGGGCCAAGCTAGAAGCGACAATGGGACAGACGGGGTTGGCAAAGGCAGAAACGCAAAAAATCATGCAGGACATTGCCACCTCGCAGCGCATGTCTCAGAGCCTTCAAGAGATATGGGGAAGCAACAAGGCCCCGATGAATCCCGATACCGGCACAATGCCAGCCGGAACCCAAGGCGGATTAACCGCTGATGCTTCAGGCACAACAGTTCCTAGTCCTCCGACCGCTCAGAGCCAAGGTCTATCCGGTGGTGGGGCGAACCCTTTCACCTTCGACATGGACACCTTCAATAAGACCGTAGCCACAGGAAAAGCTTTTACGGGCAGCGGCGACCCTAAGTATGTGCAGCAAGGGGAATTGATGCTGCAACGTGCCCAGAGCGGATACCAGAGCTTTATCGACCGTTCAGTAAATACGATGCTTCATGCTGATACTCCTCCCGACATCAAAGTAATGGCATGGAACGGAATGGCTGATCTGTCACACGGACAGATACCGAGAAAAACCTCATGGGATGTGGATGCTGATGCTGAGCAGAAAGCGCAGGAGATTAATAATTCTCAACTCCCTTGGGAAGAAAAAGTGCAGAAGCTTGAAGATGTGTTGCTTGGGACAAAAACAAAAAGCACGGAACACAAGATAGAGAAGATGATAACGGTCACAAAGGGAAGATCGGCACCGACAGGGGCAGAAGCCGATGCGAGGTACGACCGGATAAGACACGCTCAGTTGTCAAATGAGCCGGTCAGTAAAGAGGATGCCGATTTTGTAACGTCATATCGGGAACGGAAAGAACTGGCAGCGAATGTGTATGCTCAATCAAGGAAAGAGTTACCAGGAGAACAGTTCCTATCCTATTACGACACCCATACGGGTAATTTTGAATATCTGAAAAAGAAGGATGCGGATGCTGCCAACAAGGAAAATAGGGCAGCA